CCCCCGCCATCGCAAAACGGATCAACTTGCTCGGTTACAAGGTGGTCAACGTCGCGGGAAATCGCGGCTCGAAGATGGCTGATGGCGGGGCGTGGGTTGAGGCGTTTCTGCGAGAGGTGTTCGCGTTGCTCGGGCAACAAGGCTGAGGGGAGGGCAGGGGAGTGGCTGAGCCGAAGACGAAGAGCCTTGGGTTGATGACGCACCGTACCGTCGCTCGGCTGTGTGATCTCGACACTGAAACGCTGAGGAAGTGGGTGGCCAAGGGCCGTTGGCCAGAACCCCACTCCATCATCGAGCAGACGTGGTTCTACCCGACCGACCTCATCCACCATTACATCCACACCGGGGGATGGCCTGAAGGGACCAAGTTCCGCGAGGGAATGGGCGAGGCCAGGACCGCACCCGAGTCAGGTTGACGGTTCGGGTTTCTGCTCGAATCTCATGTCGGCCACATGCTTCCTTGCCTCGGTCTCGCTGATCTTCGTATAGCGCCCGGTCATGGCGGGGGTCGTGTGACCGAGTTGTGCTTGGATGACCGAGAACGGCTTGCCTTCAAGGGCCATCCATCGCCCGTACGTATGCCGCAAGTCGTGAGGTGTGCCCGCCTTCACCTTCGCCTTGATGATCGACCGCTCGATCGCCGCCCTTGCCGAGTCATAGGGCACAACGCCGGCGCCGCGTGGGTTCGGAAAGACCAAATTGGGCGAATTTCCTGTCATCGCTCTCCGCTCCAGGATTTCGCGTGCCGTCTCGATCAGGGCAATCTTGTAGGCTCTCCCGGATTTTGAATGCTCCTTGGGGATGGTCAAGAACCCCTCCCCGAAATCGATCCATGACCACTCCATCGCCAGCGTGGCCGAAATCCGGATGCCGGTTGTGGCTAAGACCATAACGAGGTCGGATTGCCACGGCTTGGAGCAGTTCGCCGCGATGGCCGCGACTTCCTCGGGACTCCAGAATGTCGGCTCGGGCTGGATGATCTTCCCCGGCACGTCCACGAGGTGCCAGGGGTTGGCTTGCACCAGTTCGTCTTCTAGGGCCTTTGTCCAGATCGGCCCGAGATAGCCTTTTTCCGTCTGAAGTGTGCTCGCGCTGACTTTCTTGATGCGCTCTTGCAGGTAGTCCCGGCAGAATGCTTTGTTGACCCCCTGGAGGGATTTGACGCCCCGCTTCTCCGCGAAGGCGAGGAGCGTTTTGATGTGCCGCGCGAGCTGCTTGAGCGATCCGGCATCATGCGTCGCCTCGTAGGCGTGGACGTAATCGGCCAGGTAGCCATCAAGCCCCTTGGCACGCTTTGGCGGTGCGGCCATGTTGTTTTTGGCCCGGTACTCGATCTCCTCGAATTCTCTCGCCCGGTCCTTGATGAACTGCGGGGGCGTCTTTGGAGGCCGCGACTTGGACCACGGCGCAGGCTGCTTTCCGAGTGACGCACGCTTCCAGTCGCCGGCCGGATCGGGTTTGTATTTCATGTACCATCGGCCGCGATTTTCGTCGAACCAGGGGGCGCTCGCCATGTGGACTCCTGCACTTTGGGCCCCTTTTGGGCCCAAGGGGTTACGGCGATTCTTGGCTGAACGCAAGTCCAGGAAAACTCGCCATAAGTCCTTAGTTTTCATCCGGTTGCAGGGTGAACAGTACAGTGTACGTTCAGTGGGGCATGGCATCTAGAATACAACAAGAATGCGTCAGGTTTCCAGCCCAATCTGAGACGTAATGCTTGGTGGGCAAGGGCGTTTCGGAAACCGGCCCAGACAAAGGAAGCCCGATTGGTGCCGCCGAAACAGGCGTTTAAGGCGATTCCGGCGTTCCTCTTGGTGCTTTGCTTGGGCCCATCATGGGCCCCAGAAGGGGAGAGAAGGGGCCGATGCAGGTCTAGGGATAGCCTGCCCCCGCGCACACAAAAACCGCCCCGGCCCTTCCCTGGCCCGAGGCGGTCTTTATGTTGTTCGGGTGCCTTGGCCCGGCTCACTTCGATCCTGATGGCCTGTCGAAGTCATCGATGATTGTCGTCGCGTGTTCCGACCGTGACTCTTGTTAATCCCACCGATCGAGACGGTAATCCGCGTGCATTCGTCCCGAGTGGACGCGAACTAAGGCGTTCCACTTCGATCCCTGATCCAACATGATCCCGTTGGCCGACTGCTCCTCAGCACCTTCCAGCGTGGCGCTTCGCGAGTATGCCTCGATCGTCGCCCGGATGGCGCGGAGGTCGGCCTTGAGGATCTCGGGGAATAGCGCAGCGCTCGTGTTCCGCGAGTCCCTCGCCCCTTCAAGGATCAGGATCGCCGCCTTGCCTTGATGGCCAAATCCGCCGTCGCCCCACATCGGTGGCTTCAGGGTGATCGCTGCGACGGTGTGCCATCGCCCTGAGGCTAGGCCCCATTGCTCGGGCGTCGATCCACCGCTGTAGACGTACCATGACACCGGATTTCGTCGCTCCGGACGGTCCCATTGGAGGATCGGCGGGGCGTCGGCATTCGCGGCCGTCACGAGCGCCGTGTAGGCGCCAGGGCCATGCGGGGCGTAGAACTCGATGCGGTCAGCGGTCGGGAGCACCGTCCGGGTAAACTTGTCCCACGTCATCGTCGCGGGCGGGACGATCAGTTGCGATGGAGCCGATTCGCCTTTCGGCTTCAGGTGGCCGAAGACGCCGTTCGTGGCTGGCGTTTCTGGCTTGGGTTTCGGCGTCCAGATCGTCTCGATATCCTCAAGCCGGGCGAACCGGCGCGAGAGCGAAGGCTGGATACCAAGTTGCTCAACAAGTTTCTCGGCCTGCGCGATGTTCCCCGCCGTGGGCGGAGCCTGCGGACGCTGGTATTGGAGCGGATGCATCTTGGCGGCGAACCGGCGGGAGATCTCACCGAATTCCATGCCAGCGGCGATGTCTTCCAGGAGTGTGCCGATCATCGATGATCGCGGATGGCAGACCCCGGCCGGAGCTGTCGCGACCGCCCGCCAGACGAGATTGCTTCGCGCCGGCCCACGTACGCCGTCGATCGCCACATGCAGGTCGTGGAGCCACTGGGCCGGGCCGAACACCTTGTCGCTTCGATTGAGCGACTCGTTCCTGAGGAGCGTCAGGGCTTGCTCAACCGTGGTTCGGGTGAATTCCTCGAGCGCCCGGAGTACGGCCAGGAACTCCTGTTTCTTCTCGGCCATCGCCTGCCCAGGCGTCAGGATGCGCCCACGATAGATGGTGGCCTCTGGGACTGTCACGGCCAGGTGATGCCAAGGGCCGGTAACAGGCTGACCCCAGACGGCTTGCTTGCTGAGGAAGACGCCGGTGACCCTCGCCCTGCGGACGACCCTTTCAACGGCGGCAACCGCCGTCTTGTAGTGCTCGGGTGCATCGTCTGCGTCCCAGATTGCTGGCCGCGTCTGGCCTTCGGCGTCGATCGTCACGAGTCCGCCGTAGCCCTCCAAGAAGCGGCGGCAGGCGTGACAGTTGTGGTATTGCCGGTCGGCCGCGAAGCCGTCCAGATAAGCGTCGAAGAGTCCTTCGGCGTCGGTTGCGAAGATTGCCCCGCCGTCCAGCTGGTTGCGAAGGAAGCGTTCCTGGATTCGGGCGAGGAAACCATCGTATTCGCGGTCATCGCGGGCAGGTTCTGCTGTGTCGGCGGCCTTGGTGCTCAGCATGGCCGGGTGCTCCTCTGGTGTTCCTGGTTAGCCCATCAGCCCCCGCGCCGTCCGCGCCAACTCCGCACCGACCGGGGTGAGTGAGTAGAAGTTGTTTTTCCCCCGACGCTCGGCGTTCACAATGCCGCCGTATCGCATCAGCACAAGGTGGTGGCTGACCGCCGGCTGACCGTGGCCGATGGCCGAGCAGATATCGCCGACGCAGGTCTCGCCGGCCCCGAGCAAAAGCATGATCTGGAGGCGAGTCGGATCGCTGGCCTGCTTCAAGGTCGCGGCGGCGTCGCGAATGGGCTTCATGTCGATCGGGGCCGGCTTCGTCGCGGGCTTGCGGGTGACCTTGGTGGCGGTCGCGGGCATGGGCGGAGGCTCCTTTGGGAGTAATGGGAAGGTGTGACGCTTCCATCATATCCGCAGTCGACTAGAAATTCAATGACGCTCGGGTGTCGAACCGTGGATTGGCTAACCTTGCCTAGACCCATCACAGATGCTAGAATGGGAGAAAAGTCAACCCCCCAACCCTCCGAATCGAGCGACCACCATTATTTTCTGTCCGACGGACATTTTTTTTATCCCTTTACTTCGAAAGCGGTTGCGGGCATGACGCCCCAAATTCTGTCCAACGAGGCACAGGCTTATAAATGTACGCCTCGTGCGGCGAAGCCAGGGGGATGCCATGCTGGCAAGGCAGATCACCACGCGGACGGACGACGGCGAGATTTCCGTCGATTTCGTCAGGGCCGACCTCGTGCGGGCACCCAAGAGGAAGACGAACCGGCCTCTCACGCCTACCGAAGAGATGGAACTTCGGGACAAGGTGTGGGTGATCCTCGCTAATCAGGGACTGACCACGCATGAAATCGAAAGGGCGTGCGCAAAAGCTGCCCAAAGCGAGCGAAACATTAGGCGCCGCCTTGGGCGATTTCAAGAAGTCCAAGCGCAAGATCCGGCTGAAGCCAATTAAAGAAAGGCGGCAGCGCCTTCCGGGTGAGCCTGATCTTGTCCCCCACTTCCCAATCACGCCCTTTGCCCGTGCCCAGGCCGTCCGTCACGAAGACGGGTCTTTCACCGAGAAGCCGGTTCCCTGTCCCCACAAGAAGGCGTACAGGCGGGGTTCATCGCTCGTCTGTATGGTCTGTCACAGGAGCGGCAAGGATCACCTCAAGGCTCTCCAGCGGTCTCCAGCGGCCGACCCCAAGCCGGAGCCCAAGTACATCCCGCCGGTCGATCCGAAGCCGAGGCCATTGACCCGCAAGGAAAAGCGGTCCCTCAAGGGCGATTACAGGCTCCGCGAATCCACGCTCTCGCCCGACGACCGGACCTTTCTCCGCCAGCACGGCGTCGACCTCTAGGACTCTGGCGATGATGGGGCACCGCGAGCAACTCAAGACTGGTGCCGAGTGGGATCTGATTTGCGGTTGGCGAAAGGTCATGTGCTACATGCACCGACCTGGAGTCGCCCGGTCGATCAAAAACCAAATCAACCGTCGAAGCCGACGCGACTCTCGCCGCCGGTTGGCCGACGAATCCACTTCGTCTTGAGCCTCACCCTGATCCTCTCCTTCCCCTTCCGCGCCGGGGCAGGCGGTCACGTCGCAGTCGCCGCCCGCCCCGGTCCCGCCCTTGGATAACGCCCGTGCCTGGACACCTCAACCTCGACCGCAAGATTGACCCGCACTACACCACGGGCCGGATCCTCGTCCAGCACATTGAGTCAGGCGACGTGTTCACCGTGACGCCGATCGCGGGCTGGTGCAACGAGCGGGGCGAGGACTGGGTCAAGATCGCCTGCACGGACGAGGCCATGAAATTCCGGTTCTTGCGGGACGAGATCGCGGCGCGAGAGGTGGCGGAGAAGGCCGAGCCGATCGAGCCGGCGCCGCAGTCGACGCCCACGAAGCGGGACGAGTGCCATCGGCCGCATCGGCGGCTGTACGGCACGCGGTGATCAGGAGCACGTGATGTCCATTGAAGCTAAGCCGAAGACCGAATGCGAGAAGTGCAACCGCGAGAAGCCTGACGTGAAGTTCGACCCCGGAACGCGGCTGTATCTCTGCAATGCATGCTGGTTCTTGACGCCGCCCCGATTCGGTTGATCCTCCAACTGATCGCTTGCGGCTTCGCCCTGATCGTTGTCGAACTCGCCGCCTGGTCCTGCCTGCTCGCCCTTGCCGACCGGCTCTCGTCGCTCTGGAGGCCCGCTTGTGGACATCCTCGCCTTCGTGTTAGCCGCCTTGGCCCTGACGGTCGCGGCGGTAGCGTTCAAGCGAGTCGAAGACCTCAGGGCTGCTGAGCGGCGTCATGTGCAGGCACTGCGCGAGAACGGCAAGGATCTGGCCGCGATCCGCAACGCCGTCGGGTCCAGCGAGGATAGGGCCGCTGAACTGAAACTCGTGAAGGCCGAGCTGTCCGACTTCCGGAGGGCGTACGACCTCGCCGCCGAAGGCATGCCGACCGCCGTACGGTTGATCGCCCGCGAGGCGGTGGCCGACGCCCTGACCCGTGCAACCGATTCCCTCTCATTCGAGCGACAGACCGAGGACACGAAAGGAGCCTAACCCATGCCCACACCAAAAGAACTTCATGACGCCCTGATCGCGGCGCAGGCCGAGCGCGCTGCCGCTGAGGCCAAGATCCGGTCTGCCGCCGATGCGCTCGTGGCTGAGCTCAAGGATGGCGACGAGTTCGTGCTGACCGAGGAGGCCGTTCCCACCGTGCGGAAGGTCGGGAACGAGATCCACTACCGGACCATCCAGCCGCTTCCGACCGGAGCTTGACCGTGGCCACCAAGATCGTCTACGACGACGGAGCGACGCCGGCCGGGAAGGTGTCCGCGTCCACCCTCGTGAAGCCGAAGTCGGCGTTCGCGCCGACGCTGCTCCGGTACGTGCCGTGGATCGTCGCAGCGCTGGCCGTGCTCGTGGCGGTGTCGGTCGTGCTCGTGCCGCATGAGGCGGTGGGGCCCTCGCCCGCGCCGTCATCCTCTGCCGTCCATCTGGGGCAGACCTTCGCCCCGAAGCTTGCCAATTCACTGGCCGACGGATTTGACGCCAACGCCGACGCCGCAGAGGCTGGCAAGTCCTTCGGCGATGCCGACGAGGCATTGAAGGACGCCTTCTTCAGGTCGCGTCAGGCTGCGTTTGACCAGCACGCGAGCGACGCTATCCACGCGATCGTTGCGGACGGAAAGGACTCGAAAGACCCCGAAGTTCGACAGCGGTGGGTGCAGTTCCACCGCGACTTCGCCAAGGGTTTGCGGAGGGCGAAATGACCTTCGACCCCACAATTCACCTGACGGGTTGGGTCGATCGCCCGGCCGAGCGGCAGTCGATGGCGCGGACCTTTGCGCCTCCGCTGGCCCAGGCCGCCCCACACCTGATGGGGGCCGACGAAAACGTCTTCCTCTTCCGTGCATGGAAGGACGTGCTCGGGGACTATCCCAAGTACGTGGCACAACGTATCGGCGATTGCACATCGTTCGGTAGCGGGCATGCGTTGGACCTGCTCCAATGCGTCGAGATTGCCCTTGGCAACCAGCCGATCGGCTACCTTGAGACCTGCACAGAGGCGATCTATGGCATGGGCCGCGAGATCGCCGGCATGCTGGGCGGCGGCGACGGCTGCTACGGTGTCGCCGTTGCCAAGGCCCTTGTCGAGCACGGCGCGGTTCCCCGAAAACTTGTGGGCGAATACTCGGGAGACCGGGCAAAGCGGTGGGGGGCCAGTGGTGTCCCGGCCGAGATCAAGACCGAGATGGCCAAGCACAGGCTCGGCGCCGCAGCCCTCGTGACGACCCTGGATGAACTTGACGCCGCGCTGGCCAATGGCTACCCCGCAGCGGGCGGGTTCTCGCAAGGGTTTGTGATGCACCGTGACGCCAACGGATGCTGCCAGCAATCCGGCTCGTGGGGCCACGAGCAATGTTGCACTGGGCGGCGCCGACGGAACGGGCATCGCGAATACCTTCTCTGTCAGTCGTGGGGTCCGAACGTGCCAGACGGGCCGACGACGGACGAACAGCCGGATTTCTCGTTCTGGATCGACGAGCGGGCAATGGCCAGCATTCTCGGCCAGAACGATTTCCTGGCGTTTTCAAAGTTCGGCGGGTTCGAGCAACGGGTCATTCCCTGGACGACAAGGAACTATATTTGATGCACCTCACGCTCATCACGCTTGTTGTCCTGACCGGCTCCCGAACGGACGGGAAACTCGGCGATGCCGCCCGGCCCGTCGCCACAAGGGCGATCACCAGCCTGCCGCCCGCCAATCCCGTCCAGTCTCCCCCGCCCGTGGTCGTCCAGTTCCACGAGGATGCCGCGACCAAGGATGACCTGATCCTCCTGGGCGAGAAGATCACCGGCACCTTGAAGCCGCTCGACACCCGGCTCGCGTCGGTCGAACGAAGGACCGAATCGCTCGCCCGCGACGTGGCGGTCTTGAAGGCCGCGCGACAGGCTCCGCCCCCGACAGCCGCCGCGAAGACCGAGTCAAAGAAGCTCTACCTGACCGACGCCGAAGGCATCCAGTGCTGGGGATGGGAGGAGTCTGAGCTTCGCGCCCGCGTCGCCCGACGCAACGAGGATTTCGCGCGGCGGTCCACGCGGTTCGTGCAGCCGCAATACTACGCCGTCCCCCCGATGGGGTTTGGCGGTGGGTTCTCGGCGCCGATGACGCTCGGTGGCGGCTTCATGAGCGGTGGCTGTGCGGGCGGGAATTGCCGTTAACCCCGAAAGGCCCTCTCCCATGCTCACCACGCTCTTGATCCTCGCGGCCCTGGCGCAGGCCCCGAAGTGCGATGCCTGCGCCACCGAGGCCAAGCCCAAGGCTTCGACGCCGCTCTGCCCCGACGGCTGCAAGTGCCCGTTCCCCTCTGCGTGCGGCCTGCCCGATTGCCAGTGCAAGCCGGCGCTCGGGTGGCTCCCGCCGCCGAAGGACAGGTGGGCGACGTTCGCGAACCGGCCCGGCTACCGCTATTGGGGGCACTACGTGGGCGGTACGTTCTATTTCTCGCACTACCAGGTGCCCGGTTCGGCCTACATCTACGCCGTTCACCCGGCCCGCTGAGGAGTGACCCGTGACCGACTGCTGCCGCTCCAGGTGCTTCCCGGTCCTGATCGACTGCCGCACGCCGCACCCCGAATGCCCGCGCTCGATCCCCTGGACGGCCATTGAGCCGTTTGCGGCGATCGTCGAGCGGGACTACCGCATGACGTTGGACCTCGCGGCCCGGCGCGGTGGGTTCACGCCGGCAGAACTGTTCAAAATCATGCGACGTGAGCACGTCTGCCACGATGGCCGTTGCGGCGACCCCTGCGCCGGCAAGGCGATCGCGTTCGTGCTCGGGTTGGTCGCGGGACACCCGCCGTGCTGCTGAACACCCTCTGGGCTTGGGCGAAGAATCTGCTCGCCCTTGTCGGCGGGGCCACGCTGCTCTCGCTGGCGTGGTTCTGGGGCACGCTCTGGTACGAGACCCACGTCTCGCCCCCGGTCTACCAGGCGATGCCTCCGGTGTCGGCCGTGGCCGAAAAACTGGCCGCGTCGATCTCGCCTGCGATTGTCCGGTTTGCGGCAGGGGCAGAGGACGACTTCGCCCGGTACGCGCCGGCTGGAATCCCGCGATGGGTTTTTCATCGGGGCTACCCCTATGCAGTCAAGGCGATCCCCGAAGGCGCCAAGGTTGGTTGTAACCTCGCGCTCGATCGTTTCGGCAGCATGACGGCCGCGCAGGTGGCCGCGATGCTCGTCGAGCACCAGCGAAGCCGGGGCCGCGAGGCGCATCCGAGCGTACGAGAGTTGGCCGACGGGCCGTTTGAGGAACGGACGATCCTCTTTCCCTGAGGCGGCCATGACCAACGCCCGGCGCATCCTCAGCGGCGCGAAAGTCCTACTGCTCAAGCACCAGGACGCCGGCACCGTCCCAATCCCCGAACTCCGCGTTTGCCTCGCCGAACTCGAGGCCGCGCTCGACGCTGAGCCGGTGCGGGAAATCGAGGTGCTGGGCGAACGTGCGGACCTTGAACGATCAGACTATGGCTACCCCACGGAGTTGACCCGACAATGAGCGACCCGACCCCCACGCCCAACGACCCGTTCCACCACGCGATCGACACCTACTATCAGGTGTTAGATAATGCTGCACACTGGCTGACCGACGAGAGGGACCGGATCGCCCACGCGGTCGCATCGATCGGCCTCTCCAAGCCGGTCGCCGAAGTCGCGACCGTGGCCGAGGCGGTCCTTTCGGCCACGCTGCCCGCCGCACTCACGGCTGGCGAGACGGCCGTCGCGGACTTCCTCACGCCCGCCAACCTCAGCGCCCTGGCGTCGATCGTCGGCGAGATTAACGCCACGCTGGTCAAGCAGTTCTTCACGCGAATCCCGGCGGTCCTGGCCCTGCCGACCCCGCCGGCTGAAGAGCCGATCGTCCCCGCCCAAAAGCCGACCGCCTGAAACGACCACCAACACATCAGCGTGAGGCGCCGCCCATGATCCTCTACCTCATCTCCATCATCCTTTGCGGCGCCGCCGGCTCCTGGATCGCCGTGAAGGCCGAGTTGCCCGAGGGGCGGATGGTCGGCGCTTTAATCGGCGGCATCCTCAACCTGTTCGGGGTCGTTTTTCTGCTAGGCATCTGGGGCGCCGAGTGGGTAGAAACCCAACTCGAGTCCCGCCTCGGGAAGGGCGCCAGATGATCCTCTTGCTGCCCCTCGCCCTGCTGATCCTCGCCGCCTACGGCGTGTGGGCGATCATCACGGCGACGTTCAACCCCTGGCACTGGCTGGTCATGGCCGGGGCCTTCGGTGCGGTCGTGCTGGTGTTCCACCTGCTCTGGGTGCTGATCGGGAACATGCGTAAGTGAAGGTCTTCACGTCCATCGGCGCCGGCCTTGATTTCCTGTTCGGCCGCGTGGCCTCCACGGCGCGCGGCGTCCTGACGGCCCCCGAGTTCCGCCGAGTGATCGGCGTGGGCGTTGCGAGCGCGATTGCTGGAGCCTCGCCCGAATTGACCAAGGCCGCCGCGATTGGCTCGCACACCGAACTGCTCAACGCCGCGTGGACCGGGTTTCTGACCGGCGCCGCCGGCGCGACCGTGAGTCTGCTCCACCGCCTGTGCGACGACGCGCCCTCGCCTCCGCCCCCCACAGAAAGCACTCCATGAGTAGCGACCCCGATCGCGTCACCCCCGGCGGGATGGCCTTGATCTACGCCGTGGGCTTGCTCGCCCTGAGCATCACCTGCGTGCGCCTGGTCGGCCAGTTCCTCGCGGGGCACGCGGTCGCGGCGTGGAAGCGGACGATCCGCCGCGAGCAGAAGCAGCACAAGCACGACGGGCCGAAAAAGTAAACCCCCATGGCCTCGCACTCCGGAGACCATCGCATGGTGCCGCATGACGTATCCAACCAGACCGGCCTGTTCGCTGCCAACGCCGCCGCAGCCGGCTGGTGGGTCGTCAACCTCGTCGCGCGACACGGCCCCTCGTGGGAGGCGGTTCCGCCGATCCTCATCGGCGCCGCGAGCCTCATCGGTGCCGTCAAGAGTTGGCAGAACGACCAGCAATTACGGCGGCACCGTGAGGAGTTGCACCGGCTCGAGATCGAGAAACGCAAGGGCAATGCTGCCGGTTGACGTAACCGCATGAACCACGCCGTGACCAACGCCTCGGACGACCTCGTGATGCTCGGCATCGTCTGCGTCGGCATCGGCATGGCGATCGTGATCTCCGCGTTCGCGGCCGGGCTGTTCCATCGGCACCATCCGGTGTGCGAGGACCGGCCGAAGCGGCTGACGAATGCGGAGCGGGCGAGGCTGTATCCAGCGATCGCGGAGCGGATTGAGCGCCAGTTGGGCCGATAAAAGTAACATAGGTAACATCCGAAAACAGGAAAGACTGTCAGTGTGCAGCACGTCCTGGCTGATTATTCCCCGAGAAAGAAAGACTGGCGATGGGTCTTCCTGGAGGCGCTGGCCAAGACGTGCTGCGTAAGTTCGGCGTGCGTTGCGGCGAACGTGCCCCGCAAGACGGCGTACGCCCATCGGGAGAAGTTTCCGAAGTTTCGCAGGGCATGGGATGAGGCCCTGGAGATCGGCGTGGAGGCTCTTGAGGTTTACGCCCGGCATCGGGCGTTCAACCCGGCCGACCCCGCCTCGCACATCCTGACAATGTTCTTGCTTAAAGCCCACAAGCCCCACAAGTACCGCGACAACGGACATCAGATCCCTAAGGATGAGCCGGAAGATGAGGCCGAGCGGCTGACGCCCGATGCGCTGGCCCGGCTCTCGCAAGATGACCTCGACGCTCTCGAATCCATCGCGAAGAAGCTTGCTGGTCAAGCCGACGGAGGCCCTCAAGCGGATCCAAGCTGAGAAGGCGAGGAGATCGCTTGCGGACTTTATCCGCTACGGCTGGCACGTCCTTGAGCCGACGACGCCGCTGGATTGGAACTGGCATATTGATGCCCTTGCGGGCCACATCCAATGTGTTCTCGAGGACTGGATGCGTCGGCAGCAAGACCCGTCTTATGTCCAACGCATACAGAATCTTTTAATCAATATCCCGCCTGGGACGGCAAAGAGTCGCGTGGTATCGGTCATGACGCCCGCATGGATGTGGGCCCGATGCCCGGCGTGGCGGGCTATCTTCCTGAGCGCCAACCCCCGCGTTGCCCTCCGCGACAGCGTGTATTGCCGGGACGTGATCGAGTCGGATTGGTATCGGGACTGGTTCCGGCCGGACTGGGAACTGGCAGAGGATCAGAACGCCAAGGGGCTTTATCGCAACACGCGGGGCGGCTACCGGCAGGCGATGGGGTTCAACTCGAGGATTACCGGCGATCGTGCCGACGCAATCCTCGTGGACGACCCGCACGACGCCCAGGAGGCCGAGAGCGACGCGATCCGGCAGGGCGTGCTCGACCGCTGGGATTCGGCCATCGCAAATCGACTCAATGACCTCCGCTCGTCCGTCCGCATCGGGATCATGCAGCGGCTGCACTCTGAGGACTGGAGCGGGCACGTCCTGAAGTCTGGCGTCTGGGAGCACCTCTGTATACCCCAGGAGTTCGAGCCGAAGCGGGCGCGGACCACTTGTATCGGCTGGACGGACCCCCGGAAGGAATCGGGTGAACTCCTCTTCCCCAAGCGGTTCACCCCTGAGATTCTCCGCCAGGAGCGGGCAAGACTCGGGAGTTACGGCTATGCCGGACAGCACCAGCAACAGCCCGTCCCGTCCGAAGGCGGCGTCTTCAAGCACGCCTGGTTCCGCTACTGGCGTCCCGACGCGATCGGCTGCGTTCGGTGCTCCGGCTCGGGGAATGTCGGAAACGCGAAATGCCGGCGTTGCTCTGGGAGCGGGAGCGTCCGTCGCTACCACTTGCTCCGCAAGAAATCGGCCCCCAAGATCGTCGAGGCCATGAACTGTCGCCACTTCGGTATTGTGGATCTCGCGTTCAGCACGCGAACATCGGCCGACTTCACGGTTATCACGGCCTGGGCCGCGACGCCCGACAGCGATCTGGTCCTGCTCGACATGGACCGCCGACGCCTCGAAGGTCCGGACATCCTGCCCGCCATTCAGGCGATGTCCGACAAACACCGACTTGATTACGTCGGAATCGAAGAGGTTAGCGCCCAATTGCTCGTCGTCCAGACCGCCCGCCGTGCCGGCCTGACGATTCGGGGCCTTGCGGCTGACAAGGACAAGCGGACGCGGGCGCTGCCGATGGCGATCCGGATGGAAAACGAGCAGGTCTTCATGCCGGAAGGCTTCGACAAGCTCCCGGCGATCGAGGCGGAACTACTCGAGTTCGACCGGGGCGCCCACGACGACATCGTGGACAACTTCGCGTATGCCGGGGCTGAAGTCCAGCGGTTCGGCGGGGCACCTGAACCCGATGACGTTCGCGAGGCCCGCGAGCAGGCCGAGCAGGCTGAGCGGGAGCGCGAGTGGCACGACCCAAGCAACCCAGCATGGTGGGAATGAGGAGGCGCATGTTGGGAATGAGGAGGCGCATGGTGACGACTTTCGTGGCGGACGCCGACATGCGGCCGAAGGACTGGGCAGAGGTTGTCATCCAGCCTCGTCCCCTGTCTGAGTATGAGCGTCTTCAATTCAAGGAACAATGGGATGCGTTGGCGAGAGGCAGACGCCCAGGGCCAACGATCGTCCATGGCGGCGTTGAGGTGGTGACGCTGGACCATTCCGCGACGTGCCTCCCGGCGACCATCGTGAGCCAGGAGTTCGCGTGATGGGCTACCGTGGTCCCGAGCCCGCGCCTCTGCGTCGTCGGGCAACTCGCAATCCGCTGACCCCCAAGCAGCAGCAGTGGCATCAGCGAGAGACGTTGGCGCGGCGTGAGGACGATCCGCCGTTCTATCGTCTTCCGTGGTGGCTGATCGCATTCGCGATCACCTGCTATTACATCCTCGGAGCGCTGTCGGCAAGCCAGTGAATCTCTTCGACCGTATCGGACACGCCTGGTCTGCCTTCACCGGGAAGGCTGCGCCCTCCGTGGGTACGTCCTACGGCTGGGGCGGTGGCCCGTTCTGGTCGGACGCCTTCAAGTTCCGTCGCTCGCCAAGCCTGCCGGGACTCGCAGAGGCGTACAAATCCCTGATCTTCACTTGCGTCCGGATCAACGCCGACGCAGTGTCGCGAGTGCCGTTGCGGCTCGTGAGGATCTCGGGCACGAAGGGTGACCGCGCGAAGTTCTGTGACGCCCGCCCGATCTCCAAGGGACTCCGCACTCACCTGAACCGCACGCACGCCAAGGCGATGGCGGGCGCCGCCGAGGTCGAGGAGATCACGGGGGACCATCCCCTGCTGAACCTGATCCAGAACGTCAACCCGTCGATGGACCACGCGGCCCTCATCAACTATACAGTGATGAGCATGGATGTGGTGGGGACGAGTTTCTGGTGGCCCACCGAGGAACTTCTCGGATGCCCCCGCGAATTCTGGCCGCTCCCGCCGCATCTCGTCTATCCGGTGATGGCCACGGGGAGCCTTGTTCCGTCCGGCTATTACTTCGGCGCGGTGCAGTACACGCCCGATGACCTCGTGATCTTCAAGCACCTGTCGATGAAGAATCCGTACGGGTTGGGGATGTCCCCGACTCAGGCCGCGATCGAATACGCGCGACTGGAAGACACCTTCATTTCGATCCAGGACGACTTGCTGTCGAACGGACCCCGGCCCTCGGTGATCGTGAGTCACAAGGATCCCCAGGGCGCGTTTGGCGAGGCAGAGCGGAAGCGGCTCGAGCACACCATGAACCAGAAGGCGCGTGGTGGCCGGGCGGGCGATGTGATCGTGGTCGATGGCGCCGCAGCCGTGACCCCCGTCTCCTGGGCACCGGCCGACCTGGGGGCGGTCGAGATCTCGAAGTACGACCTTGAGCGGACGTGCGGGTGCTTCGGAATCCCCGTCTCGATGGTTACGAATGAGAGCAGCAACCGCGCCGTATCCGAGTCGGGCCTCGAGCAGCACGCCCGTAATGCCGTGGAGCCGAGGTGCAAAAATATCGCATCGACCCTGACGCGGTGGACGCACTCGCTGGACCGCACCGGCAAGCGGAACTGGTCGAAACTCCAATGGGTCTTCGACTCGGTGGTGCCCGAAGACCTGCAAGCCAAGGCCGAACTTGACAAGATGTACCTTGACATGGGGGTCATCACCCGCAACGAGGTACGCACCGAGAACGGGTACGAGCCGGACCCCGACGGCGATGAGTTGCTAGTCTCCAACAACCTTGTGACCCTTGAATCGATCATCTCCGGTGCCAACGCCCAACCCGCCAAGCCCGGTCAGCCCGAAGAGGAGGGCGAGGGCGAAGCCGACGATGAGGCCGACGATGAGGCCGACGACAACGATGTCAAGGAAGATGCGGAGGAGACCGACGAAATCGACGATGAGCCTGATGAGGAGCCGCAGAAACTGCTTGACTACGCCACGGACGTCGTCCGCAAGGCCGAGTACCGCACAGGGCTGACGTGGGAGCAACTGGCCCACGGCACCTCCCATCTCGACGGGGAGACGGCAGGGGTCGTGGCGTTGACCAGGCGGATCGTCCGCTCGGTCTGCGAGCACACCGGGTGCGAGTGGGATGCCGAGGACCACCAATTCAAGGCCCCCTGCCGTGACGAGCGTGGCCGATTCGCGACCTGCCCGGGTGCCACGCCAAAACCAAAAAAGCCACGGAAGCCGCGAGCCTCGGGACCAAAGCCCCCTGGCCAGCACAAGCCCCGTAGTCCACGGAAGCCGCAGGCAGAGAAGCCGGTGGAGAAGCCGGTCGAGAAGCCGAAGCCGAAGCCGTCCGCCGCCAAGCCCCCGGTGTCACCCACGGGCGAAACGAAGCCGACGCCGGCCAAGCCAGCAGTTCTCTCCCGTGAACACCGCGAACTGAAGGAAAAGCACCGCGAGCACCGGCAGCGGATCGGCCGGACGCTCAAGCGCGAGCGACGGCAACTCGCGCAGTACCACGAGCACCAACTCCAGACCGCCAAGCCCGAGAATCGGCCGGCACTCCGCGAGCGCCATCAGGCGGAACGGCGAGATCAGCGCACCGAGCACCAGCGGATTGCCCGGACCACGCGGGAGGCTCACCGCGACGAAGAGCATCGGTTGCTTGAGCGTGAGCGATTGACCGAAGACCTCAAGAATCGGCCACGAGTGGCTCCGGAGCCCGAGGGGACGTCGACGCCGCAGGCGGGAACTGGCCAGCCATTCCGCAACGCACGCGAGATGGAACGTTGGGGCAAGGAACACTATGGCCAGTGGGCTAGGAACCTCACGGACGCCCAGTCTGAAGCTCTGAGCCACTATACTGAAGGTGGCTATGAGTCCATGAACAAGGCTGCACGCGAAGGGAACCTCGACCTTTACGGCAAGGCTAACGCTGAGCATATCCGGCAACTCGACGCGGCGCTCCGCAAGGCCGTGACACCCGACCCGATCACGGTCTACCGGGGTATTGGGGACACTCACGCTGCTGTCTTCGACCTCGCGAAACTCAGGCCGGGTGACACGATCGCCGAGAAGGGATTCACCTCAACCAGCCTCTCCCGCAAACTGGCGGCCGACCAGTTCGCCGGCCCCGACGGGGCAATGCTCGAGATCCGCATCCCCAAGGGGAGCCACGGCGGCTACGTGAACGCCACGGGGCTGAGCCGGGTCGAGGAGGAGCGGGAGTTTGTTTTGCCGCTGAACGCCGCTCGATACAAGGTCCGTTCAGTTGAGCACAAGAACGGCGTGCCGCACATCACGGTGGACCTGATCGGCGATGGCGGGGCCGGCAAGGCGATCAGGACGGCCGCCATCACAAAGGCCGAGAAGCCGGATGTCGGCCGGTTCATCGCCCAGGCCGAGCACCTTGAGATCACCCGCGCGTGACCACGGCCACGAAACTCCTGCGTGATCTGCGGACGCTCGACACCGCGTGGGAGGACCACATCCATCAACGCCGCGCCCCGATTTTCGCCGAACTCCGCAGCCTCGACGTGCTGTGGTCGTCCCGGTCGGTCCTGCCGAGTCCCGACGCCGACGCCCGGTTCTCGCCCGAGGAAAAGCAGGTTCGGGCGATGGCGAAACAGGTGATTTCGGTCGCGAAGGCGGTGCAAAACGCGGCGTTTCATGGTAAGATAATTGCTGATTCGACGAATACACTGGGCAACTTGGCGACGAAGCGGAACCCCCATCCGTGCCGCGACGCCGAGGGGCAATTCGCCTCATGCGGCGTCGGGTCCGGGGCCAGGAAACCGAAGAAGAAGCCTCGCAAGCCGAAGCCGAAGAAGCCGGCACCGAAGAAGCCCGGAAAGCCGACCGCAGCCGAGCCTGCATCCCGAACCTCGCGATTCCACCTGCCCGAGCATGGGCCGGGAGTCAATCGCCGGCTCGCGATCGATCAGGCTGCCCGGAAGGCCGAGGCGAGCATGGCCCGGCGGCTCGGTGGCCGACACGTGGGGGATTTCGACAAGCTGCGGAACAAGCAACACCCGTCCTACGACATCCACCTGCCCGCCAAGAAATCCCCGAGCAAGCGGGACGAGTTCGTGGAGATGAAATATAAGAGCGAGGGGAAGAAAAACCAGCTATCCGTCCACGCCGACGCGCTGCTGCGCAAGGCCGCTCACCAGGCTGAGGCCAAGGGTTCCGGGTTCCATACGGTCCTGATCGACGTTCGCGACCGATCGTTCGGCGGCAGCGAGGCCCGGCACTACCAGGGACACGACCTGTATTACCGCCGTGGCACGGGGGCCTACTCGACGGCCAATATGTACCGCGTCAAGGACATGGCCGAACTGAAGCAACTGATCGCAACGCCCGACAATAAGCTCCCCATGGCCGCCCGTGGCACGATGCCCAGGCAGACCCGCAAGCTCAAGGAACAGGCAGCCAAGGTTGAGGCCAGTCGGGCGCGGCGGGACGCCGATGGGAAGAAGCAGGAGCGGCGGCAACGGTACAACGAGCGGAAACGAGCCGGACTGCTCGGCACCGCAACGGCCAAGCCGAAGAGTTAAGGGGGAGGAGCACCGTGGCGTACGAAATGCATTTTGACGACGGCACGCCGGAGAGCGAGGACTGGGTCTTCGACTTCGGCAGCGCCACGGCCCTGGAAGAGATCCGGGTGTGGGTCAAGGCAAAACTTCCGGCCGACGAGTGCCCGCGACTTCATGAACTGGTGGACACCCTGGCCACGAAGAACACGATGGAGTTGGGCGCCGAACTGGAGGTGGCGCTCGATGTCGTTCCGCCTCCGTCTCAGGTGCTGCCGATCCTCGCAAACCTCCTGGACAAGATCGGCGTGGGTGACGAGGACGAGACCGTGACGATCGGCACCGATTTTCCCCAGAGCAAGGCCGATCGCGAAGCCTGCGAGAGCGCCCTGGCGGGAGACGATCAGGACGCCGAGTCCGAGTGAAACGGATCGGCGCGCAAAAACACCCCGCGATCCCTGGGATAGCGGGGCGAACGGTGGTCAGGACTGCGACGACTTCCGGGCACCTGGCTTGTGGGGCCTGAGTGACTGGTCGCGTTCGCGGAGCAGCATGCGGAACACGTCGGAGTCCGAGACGCGGATCGCCCCGGATCGCGTGGCCAGGTGCTCGCGGACCCGTTCGAGCGCCGCGAGGTCGTCGGTGGTCAGGCGGATGATCTTCTGCGGAAGGGCTGAGGGCATCTGTCGGTCTCCATAGCCCGGCTCCATACGGGCCGGGTATCTCGCGGCTCAAACCATGCCCTGTTCGTCTGCGGCTCGATCCAAGATCCTTTGCGCCTCGGAGTGATCGACGATTTCGTATTCGATCACATGAGATCCGCACTGCGTTTTCGCGCGGAATACTCCGTCGTGGCCCACCAAGAGCTCAGAGAAGCGATAGTCGGTGCCGTGGTCGCGATGAACCCAGCGAAGTCCATCGTCGGCGTCGCCGAAGCCGTGGCCGGCGAAGTAGGACACGAGGGCATCCGCAAAAGCACGCTGACGCTCCGTCTCGGGCTGGCCACTGGCGGCACTGCGGTTGAGGCCGGTGGGCTCGGTCGAGACGTTGTCGCGCAGCGCGGTAATCACCCGTCGAGTGAGATATTCGACGGGCAGCCCATACCGGATGAGATACTGGGCTTTCGCGGGCGTTGGGGCGTTGGCGAATGGCGGGGCCTGGATGCCGCTCTCGTCCACGACGATTCGCACCCGCCGCCTCGCCGGAAACAAACCCTCGCCTTTTTTGTGGCTAACTGTCGTCTTCGCCATCGTCTTGCCCCCTTAGTTCGTCCACCAGCGGTTTTTGCGTAAGTGTGGAAGGAGTAACGACGCCGTCCTTCGGGGCGGCGTCAGCCATTACCATCGATCAACCCGGCCCCACGGCGGAACCGGGCAGTCGTCGCCGCATCTCAGGCTTTCTCCGCCTCGATCGCCTCGATGTACGAGTTCATCTCGTCGGGGTTGATGAGATCGTCCGCGTCTTCGGCCCCTTCCGGCAGTTCGGTCCCTCGGATTCGGAACGGGCATTCGCGGAGGTCTTCGGTCTCGACACACCAAATCGCCCCGTCCTCCTCCACGTAGTAAGTCGAATCCTCGGTCGCATAGAAGCCGCTCTTGCTCTTGGTCGCCATCGTCTCACCCTCCCTCTCGTGCCTAAAGGCTTCCGTACAGGCCGCGCCGGACGCGACGCAAGCGACCCATCTGTACGCAAAATGATAAAAACGTATAAGCCGCCGATTTTGAGCAACCGAGACGTTCGGCCGCTTGGGCAACGGTCACCGGTAAGGGCCGCAGCAACTCACGCCGCTCGGCGGTCTTGTCGTGAGCTGCTGCAGACGATCCGCTTGCGGCGAGCCGAGCGTAATCGGGTCGACGTCGTCGTCGCACGGACTCGCGTTGGCGGAAACCCGGGGCGGGTCCCCGCGCGGTCAAGGTCCGCTTGGAGTCCTGCTCGATATTCCTGCGGGATTGATTCTCGCTCCACTCCAGGCAGACGAGAGGCACGCCCACGGGTATACCGTGCTTGAGGCGATAGTCCTCGTCGCTCAGGTCGTGCGACCGCCTCAGGTGCGTCGGCAGCGCCCGATACCAGCGACCGCACTCCAGGCAACGAATGCGGTCTTGTTCGCGTGGTTGAGGGGTCAATTGTCGCGAGTCCCCAGCACACGCTCGGCGACGGTGACCATGTCGGTTGAAAGTTGGACACCCTCGCCGCTTTGCCGCCACGCCAGCAGGTCGCCGAAATCGTCCGCTAGGAGTCCATCGTCGATCAGGTGCTGGTCGTCCCAATCGGCCGCGTCCTGGCTTGCATCCAAAAAGTCTTTGGTTGCTTTCGGGGTTGCGTCCCAGCGAGAGCGAACAAGGGCAGTAGCGAGATCCACGAGCAGGATCGTGTCGTACGCGTTATTGTGCCGGTACTCGAGCCTCAAGTTCATGGTCGCCATCGGTCTCGTCCTCCCTCTCGTGCCTATCGATCAGGCCCGGCCCCATGGCGGGGCCAGGCGGTTTGGTCAGGCCATCGCTTGAAGGTCATCGATCCGCTTGATCCGGTTTGCCGGCGGAGGCAAAACCTCGACGCCGAACGCTGCGATCACTTCGGCGACACCCGGCTCCGGATCGGCAATCTGGTAGTACCAAGGGCTATTGGTCGGCGGGATCGAAAAGATCTCTCCCGCGTTGTAGCGTGCCTCACTATCAACCGTGTAAGCGGGGGTCGACGACCCAAGGCACAACTCCACGATCACGTCAGTCAAAGCTCGGTAGCGGCCAGGTTGCAGAAGCATGACAGATTCCTCCCTTTCCTCTTCCTCAGGCTTGATCGGGAAAGCAGGCGGCAACGTATTTCTTCCAGGCTTGCTGGAGCGTGAGATAGGTGTTGTCCGGCTTCAAGAAGCACTGTTCAGGCTCAAGCCACTCCCCCGTGTTTGTCTTGATTCGTCGCCGAGGCGGAGTCGCGGCGAGTTCCTTCTTCATCCAGGCGTGGAAGGTGTCCCATTTGGCGACCTCTGCCTCTGCCTCGGCAATCTCAGCAGCAAGTGAAACGTAGCGCGGATTCGGCTGGCCTTTGTCCTCCTTCGCCATGTACCCGAGCAGCGTTCGCCGTTGACTTAGCCACCGAGGATTGATTCGCTTCGGCATGTCCATCATCCCGCCCTCCCTCATCGCCCATCGATCAGCCCGGCCCTACGGCGGGGCCGGGCGTTGGTGATCACGCGATCTCCTTCAGCCCCCGATCAACGTCTCGCCCGAGATCTCCTCAATCCGACGGCAGTGTCCGAGGGCTTCGTCGGGCGTCAGGAGGTCGTTGACGGGCTGAAAATTGACATCGTCGAGGTCGGCGGCCAGCCTCTCAACCGGGCCGTCGCAGCTGAGATCCTCCTCCGACTGGACTACCCAGATCCGCCCCTTGGGGCTGACATAGTAGGTGTTGACGCCGTCGCTGTGGAAGCCGGTGTCCAAGGTCTCGTAAATGCCCTCGGTGTTGCGGACTCGGATCGCCATCATCCCACCCTCCCGTCTCGTCGCCCTGCGAGTCTCTGTCGCTCGCGCCTAATACAAGTTTACGCACGGTGCTAGCACCTGTCAAGTCCCCGCCAGGGAATTTTCTTTGCACCCGTCCACCCTGGAACTCGTAGCCGAAGCCCTCGATTCGGCCCTGGCCTGCCTGGAAGCGGTTAAGGCCAAGAGCCTCTGTCGCGACGAGCGGGGGCAGTTCGCAGCCTGCGGCACGGCGGGTGGCTATCGTCGACATCACGGCCGCTGGCGCCGCCAGGACCGCCGCCGAAGCCCCGAGCACGCGGACCACGCCGGCTGGCTCGCCCACTGGTCCCGCGAACGGCGTGACACGGCACGCGAGGTCAAACGCGAGCGACGCACTCTCACTCGCGAGCAGCGTAAGGAACGGCGACAGCTCAACCGCGATGCCCACAAGGACGCCCGCCGCCTTGAGGCCCGGCACAGCCGCGAGGTCGCCGGCAGCCGCAACCCGGAGAGGACCGCCGAGCGGCACCGCGAGGAACGGGCTGAGTTGGCCGCGACCATCCGCGCTGACCGCGCCGCCCAGCGGGACGAGCACGTACAGCAGCGGGCCGAGCAACGCCGGGACCACCGGGATCGCGTCCACGACACGCTAGCGAATATCCGCGATGAGCACGCGGAGATCCGCCGGGGGCACCGAGAGGAGCGGCAAGACGAGCGGGAGACGGGGGGGAAATCCTGGAGGGCCGGCTCCAATCAGGGCAAGACCACGCATCCCTGCCGGGACGATCAGGGGCAGTTTGCCTCATGCGGGGCAGGTGGCCGTGCCCGCAAGTGGGGCAAGCGAAACTCTGCGGAGTGGAGAAAAGAACGGCGGAAGCGGTTCCATGTAAGGCTCGTGCGGCGGTTCCCGTTTCTCAAGGGTAAGCCAATCGGGCGGCTGTTCGACGAGCACGTCAGAGGGACCACCCCGAGGGAGCAATTGACTCGAGAGCAGGCGGACCAGATTCTTGCCAAGAGACCCATTCGGGTAATCCGTCGGCTGGAGACACACACCGCCGAAGGCCCCGTCATCACCAGCGTCGAGACGAACCCGTTCCATGGGATCTTGGCTGAGGAGAAGCGTTTCCACGTCGACACCATCTATCGGGGCCGTAGCGACAACACCGAGGCATTCAACGACCGTAAGAAGGCGTACGCCTACGCTGATCGCATCCAACGCTATTACGTCCGGGATATCGAGAGCGATGCAAGGCGGCGAGGCAAGTCCTGGAAGGCGGAGACACCCACGCCCCGCGTCCCCTCGCACAAGGCTATTCTCGCCCGCGCCCTGGACTCACTCGGCCTCACCGACGCCTACCACGCGGGGGAACTCGATGGACGACAGCACCTCGACGTGCTCCACGCCGTGCGGCTTGAGGGCCGGCGGTGGCTCAGGACCGAGGCAGAGCGGTTGCTTGAGGAAGTGGCCCTAGCAGGCGAGAAGGCGCTGTTCGGCAGCGTGAGGGAGAAGGTCGGGGCGTTCTTCGGCAAGGCCAAACGGTACATCCGGGAGCTGTTTGCGGCGGGGGTGCTAGCGGTTGCGGGGCCAGGCCCGAGCGTGCTGGATGACCCCGTAGTGCAGACGGCGCTAACAGAGCAGGTACGCATCCAGGAAGAGTACCTCGCCGAGTTCCGCAATCAGGTCGTAGCCGAAGCGAAGCCGCTTAACGGAACGTTCGCGGCACGGGCCGAGATGTACGGGGCCAGCGTGTGGAATTCCGCCCAGGACGTGATGATTCAGCACGCCGTGGCGACCGGAACCTTCCGGGAATGCCGACGCATCCACGTAGGGGAAGATATTCCGTGCGGACCGTGCGCCGAAGAACAGGCACGCGGTTGGATCCCGCTGTCGCAGTTGTTGCCCCTCGGCCGGACCCCTTGTCGTTGCAATTGTCATTGTCATGTGGAACTGAGAGAGCGTGAAGGCGCCCCGGTTGTTGTGGCGGGCAGGCAACGAAGGGCGGGGTGACGCATGGCCTTCCAGTTCTTCCGCGACGCCCTCGACCGCCTCGTCAACGGCTCGGTTGACACGCGGATGCGCGAGTCCATGGACATCGGCGTGGAGACAATGCGGTCGGTCGCCCATGTGATCACCGGCTACAACAAGTCGACGATCGGGGGCACGTACGACCAGCGAGCGAAGGTCGTTCAGTTCCATATCGACAGCGGCTACGGCATCTACGAGGCCGCACGCGGAGGATCGCACGACTTCATCAACCCCGGCTTGCGAGCCGCCGCGAAGGTCTGGGGCGGGAACTTCGAGGTTCAGTTCCCGAATACGAGCCTCAGTAATCGGCCAACAGCCCTGGCCAGCATGAGGCAGGCAGAGACCCGCATTCACGCCGCCCTCGGTGGCGGTCGCGGGGGTCTCGCTAGCCGCACCCGAATTCACTCCCGCCGCTGGCACAAGTGGGCCGCAGAGATCCCAGGCGACCCGACGACGCCCGTGCTCTAGACGTCGATTCGGGGCCGCACTTTGGGATGCTCTCCGCCGCAAGCTACGACCTTGAGCGTGCGGCGATCGACGATGTGATACCAGTCCTGCCGGTAGATCGGGCTCTGCAACGAGGCTTCGCCCTGCCTGAGCGCGTCCTCGAGATAGTTGAACGCAGCGACGTAATCGCACCAGCCGCCGAGGGGCATGTCGGCGTTGCCAGCGAACAGCAGGTAGCGCCCCGCCCACATCACCCGGCCTCCGTCACGAGGGCGAAGACCGGCAGGCCATCATCGGTCGTGCGTCCGGTGCGGCGGTACTCGGCTTGCGTCCAGACCGGGCGCCTGTCGTGCTCGGGAGGCGGCTCGATGCCGCGAAGATTCCAGTTTGTCATGTGAGCCAACTTAGTCCCATCCGGATCCCAGACGGCACCAAACCGCTCGCCATTGCGGAGAATCGGCCCCATCATCGGGATGTAGACCGCATCCTGGTCCTGCTCCACCTCGACCGTCTGTCCGTCGCTCGGGCCACCGCACAAGGTTGCCTTCATCGCCAGTCCTCCCGAAGTGTGATATCCACACCCAATCATACGGCAATCTCTGCCCAAGACAATGCCAGATACAACCCCTGACACGGGGGACAACATGACCGACTTTGACGAACTGCCCGGTGGCGTCCATCGCAAGACCCTCGGGGTCCGCGCCCAAGTCCCGATCGACCCCGACTCGCCACGGGACGTGACGGTCTTCGCGACAACAGATGCAGTGGATGCTGACAACGAGGTCGTTCTGCCCGGCGGCGCCGATCTATCGCGGTTCGAGAAGAACCCGGTCCTCCTGCTAAACCACGCGGCAGGGCAGCCGGGGACGGCCGGATACGGCCTGCCGATCGGCAAGGTTGTCGGCATCACCCGCCGTCCACGTGGCCTCATGGCGGGCCTCGTCTTCTCCCGGAACACGGAGATGGGGCGAGAGGTCAAGTCGCTATACGAAGAAGGGATTATGTCCGCAGTTTCGATTGGGTTTCGACCGATCGAAGCTTCGCCCATGACCCGCGAAGAGGCCGAATCCCGCCCCGACTGGAAGGCCGCATACGACCGGGCCAAGGGCCGAATCCTGGTGCATCGGCGTTGGCTGATGCTGGAACTTTCGTGCGTGTGCATCCCCTCCAATCAGGACGCACTGGTCGTGCGGTATGCGTCCAAGGGGTTGTCGCTCCCCTCCTGGCTCCAACTTCCCACCTCAGAGACTCCCATCATGCCCGATCCCGCCCTTAGCGTCGCCGAGGGTGACGCGATCGAAACCAAGTCCGCTGTCTCCGACAAGCCCTGGGACGCCGCCGCCGCCCGCCAGCGGCTCGCGAAGTGGGCCAGCAGCGATGGGAGCGGTGACAAGGACACGATCGACTTCGCGAAGTACGGCCGCGCGTTTCTGTACTGCGACGAGTCTGCCAGGGACTCGCTGGGCAGCTACAAACTCCCGGTGTATGACGTCGAAGGCGGCAAGCTCGTGCTGGTCAAGGCCGCCCTCCGTGCCGCTGCCTCAGCCCTCGGTGGCGGTCGCGGTGGCATCGATATCCCCGAATCCGACCTTCCTGCTGTCAAGGCCAGGCTCGCCAAGCTCGAGAAGGAGGCCGGTGTCGGTGAGGCCCAGAAGTCCCATAAGTGCCCCGATGGCTCGTGCGAAGGGGAGTGCAAGGACATGGACGATGGCGACGACATGGAAACCGAGGGCTATCACTGCAAGATGTGCAAGGCGGTTGCCGATGTCGCGAAGTCCATCAAGCACTCCGGCGATTACGGCATGGCCTTCTTGAATCACGAGACGAAGACAGTCCACCACACGATGGCCGACGGGGATGGCAAACCGGACTTCGACGGATCCGACGAAATCAAGGCGAAGTACATGGCCATCCCTGGCATCAAGGCCGTCCAAATCGGCGATGAGTATTCGCCGAAGGAAGAAGACGGATTCATGCAGGTCCACCCGCCGAAGCGGGCCAAGGCGATGGCCGAAGGCTCGGGTGCCGCTGGCGGTTACGCCACGAAGCCCGAGGACAAGGCCAGGCCGATCGACGACGATACCGACGAGGGGCCTGATGAGCCGGATGGCGATGACGACGCAGACGATCTCGATGAGGCGGGTGGCTTCAAAAAGGGCATGCACGTCCGGATCAAGGCCCCGCACTACCGGGGCGTGGGCGTCGTCCAGGGCGTCTACGACAAGGGGCACGTCCCCAACGTCGATGAAGATCTTCGCGCTACCGCCGCCGAACCCGCCGCCCGGGTCAAGGCGTACAAGGCGTTCGGTGACGGTCATATGCCGACCGAGCATCACGTCGGGGCCATGTGCAAGCACCTCGCACCCCTGCCCGAGCCACTAAAGGCCCCCAGCAAGCCTGCCAAGACCCTCGAGCCGGTCCCCGCCCGCAAGGCCAAGGCCACGCCGGCTGCGAAGATTGAGCCGCTGCCGCCGCTCGTGGCGATCTCCGACGAGGAACTCCAGCGCCAGGCCCTCGAGCAGATTCAGTCGATCCCGACGATGGTCAAGGCTGAACTCGATCGGGTTCTTGGCGTCGTATGACGCCCCAATCCACCCTCTCTTCCTACCTCGGCAACCGCCCGCATTCGCGGGTCGATATATCGCGAACTGAGACGACAGCCCGGTCCCTCCGAGCCGTCCTCGAGACGGACGGACGCGGGCCGCGTTGAGCGATCCGGCCCCGCGTGGCTGTTTCCCACCGCACCGACAACCCCAAAGGGTTTTCACTTCCATGCGCATCAAACTCCTGAAGAATTTTGATTCCTACAAGGCGGGCGACATCGTGCCCGTCGATGACACCACCGGCCAGAAGTACGTCGATCTCGGTTTTGCCGAGAAGGCAACCGAACCCAGCCCGCTCGAGAACCTCGGCGAGATCATTGCTGCGGGCGTGGCCAAGGGCCTCTCGTCCGTCGAGACCAAGGCCCACAGCGTGCATCCCAACAGTGCCGCCGCGATCGTGGCCGGTGAGTCCGAGGCCGACCGGGTCAAGTCATTCGCCGATCAGGTCAAGTGGATCACGATCGCCCAGTGCCCGAACCTGTACCCCGGCCGCCAGCTCGAGGCACGAGATCACCTCGAGAAGGTCTACGGCTCGACCTTCCGGCAGTTCGAAACCAAGGATCTGGCCGAAGGCTCGGGCCAGACCGGCGGCTACACGGTCAAGCCCGACTACGGCACCGAGCTGCTGCGGATCGCCCACGAGCAGTCGATCGTGCGGCCCTACGCCAACAACAAGGTGCTGCCCGCCCGCGAGGCGTGGTATCCCATGCTCAACCAGACGCTCACACCGTCTGGCACGCAGAACGCGCCGCAGTCGGCGTTCTTCGGCGGCGTCAAGATGTCGTGGTCGGGCGAGGCGCAGACCGGGACCAAGACCGAGCCGCAGTTCAAGCAGGTCCACGTCAAGACCAACGAACTTCAGGGTCTGACCAAGATCAGCAAGTTCCTCCTGTCCGATTCGTTCATCGCGATGGACGCCGAGCTCAAGTCGCTCTTCTCCGACGCGATCGCGTGGGCGGAGGACTACGCCTTCCTCGCGGGTGACGGCAACGCCAAGCCCCTGGGCGTGCTCAACGCCGCCGCGACAATCACCTACGGCTCGCGCGCTACGGCCAACTCGTTCAAGTTGGCCGACGCCGCGAACATGATGGGCGCCATGCTCCCCCAGAGCCGGCCCAAGTCGGTCTGGGTCATGGTCAACAACGCCTTCCCGCAACTCGTGCAGTTGGTTGACGGCTCGGGCCGCGTGACCTACGTGCCCAACGTCGGCACCGGCTACGGCGAGGCGAAGCTCGCCGCCGGCCAGACCGGGTTGCTGCTGTTCGGCCGCCCCGTGTTGTTCACGGAGAAACTGCCTGCGCTCGGCACCGCCGGTGACGTGCTCCTGGCCGACTTCTCCAAGTACATCACGGCCGACACCGGCACGCTGGAGATCGCCGCGAGCGACCAGTTCGCGTTCGACACCAACCAGATCACCTACCGGATCATCGAGCGCGTCGACGGCCAGCCGCAGGTCGACGGTGCGCTGTACCAGCAGGACGGCGCGACCCAGATTTCGCCGTTCGTGATCCTCCACGCGTAATCACAGAGGTTGATACGTTGGGCGGGACCGTCGGGTTCCGCCCTCCTTCCTCCGCACATCGAACCCCAAGGGGATCCCTCACCCATGAATGGGACCGAACTCCTGACCGAAGCGCTCGCGATCGCCGCCGACGGCATCCACTCCGCGAGCCAGTCCACATCCGAAAAGTTGACCGGCGCCATCGACCTGGCGCAGTACCCGCAAGTCCTCTTCATCGTGGACAGCGGCACCCTCGGCGCCTCGGGCACCCTCGACTTCCAGGTCAAGGGAGCCACGACCTCGGGCGGCACCTACTCCGCGATCAGCGGGACCGCGATCACGCAGCTTGTGGTCGCCAGCAACAACAACCAGTACGCGCTTGTGCTCGTCACGGCCGAGAAGATTCAGTCGCTCGGCACAAATATCCGCTACGTCAAGGGGAGCCTCGTGCCCGGGACCGCCGCGAGCAACTCGGCGGTCATCGCGCTCGGGATCCTCGGCCGGTTCAAGCCCGTGACGCAGCCGACGGCGGTCACGCAGACCCTGACGCTCTGGCGTTAATCGATCGCCCCGGCTTCGTGGTGCGTCACGGAGCCGGGGCGCAACCTTCCTCACCTGGGAACCAGGAACCCATGCTCCTCCAGATCAACGATCTTGTCATCAACCAGGATCACATCGTCTCTGCCCGGCTCCGGACCCGCGAGGCGCATCCCGTCCTCAAGCGGGGGTTCGTGGACGACGCAGTCAAGCTCCACCTGAGCAGCGGCGAGACGGTCGCGCTCTTCGATGACGAGGCGCAGGCCGTGCGTGATTTCCTGGCCAAGGCCGGCACGACCGACATCACGCCCAAGCCCGCCCCCGAGCCGGCGCCCGCCGTGCCGAAGGCTGCCGCGAAGGCCGATCCCGCCCCAGCCAAGTCTTGACCCAGAGTCTGACCCGGAGATCGGAGCCGTCCTGAGACGCCCATGTTGACCCCGCCCCAAAACAAGATGTTCGCGGCCTCCACCACCAAGGCCGGGCCACCCCCGCCCGACGCCCCGCGAGGCCACTGCCCGGCGTGCGGCGCAAGCGGCCCGCTCGTGGTGGACCGACGCGGCGGCAAGTCCCGGCCCGTCGTGTTCGGCTGCCGTTGTCTGACACCCCCGCTTCCGATCACCCTCGATGGCCCTTCCCGAGCGTGACCGCCTGTCGAAGCCACCCGCCTCGCCTGTCTGACCCGAATGACTCCGGGGACCACCGATGCCCACCACCACACGCATTCCACTCCCGGATATCGCCCTAGCCACGAGTGCGGTCAACACGCTCGTCGTGTCTGCCGGGCCTGGCCAGGTGCCGACCACGCCAAGCACGCTGACCTACAATGCCTCGACGCAGACCCTCTCGGTCGGTGCGGTGGCGGCGGTGCCAAAACTCAACACGGGGACTGAGACCGGGACGCTCGCTAACCCCAACCCGCAGACGCTCTTCAAGCACCAGACGATCGATCCCGCGCGGGGTCGATGGGATTTGCTTGCCTACGGCGATTTTTTTTCCAACGGCTCTTCGCAGGTATGGGATCCAGGTCTGTTTATTGGTTATAATCCCAACCGTGATTTTGCCGACCCCGGCCTCAACAGTGAGCCGTCTTTTACCTACAATCTCGAAGCTTATTACTATGAAGCCTCCACCGGCAAGACGACTGCCGAAGCCTATGTCGAATTCCTCTCGCCGGCCGACGATGGGGTCAACCGTTTCCAGCGCAGGCCCTGGAGCTTCACGCTCGACCGAGCATCGGGAGCGACACGGTTCGGCGTCGAACTCGGCCCCGTAGTGGCTGGATTCGCCTCCTCTTACACGATCGCCGCAGGCCCGGCAACTGGCGGCTCCTTCTCGATCATGAACGTCGTCGCCGGCGCATCGTCTGCGGCCTCGTTGATCCAGTTGCTTTCTCCGACCGTCACCATCGGATCGCACACGGTCAGCGACGTCGACGGCGGCTCATCCGGGACGCAGATCTTCGGCAACGACAACCAGCCCACCCGCTCGCTCGCGGGCAACAACACGACGCTGGAGGTTGGCAGTTGGTTCACCTCGCTGCGTTATAAGACCCCTTCCGGAGTTACGGTCCAGGCGGATACAATCGACGAAATCGATGTCTTTACATTCAATGCAAATGTTCTCCACACAAACCATAAAATCTTCCAGATTCAGCACGTTGGCAGCACTCTGGCCTACGTTGATATTGCTGGCCTGACGGCAACGAACTTCACCAGCAACGGCACGCTGACCGTCGCGGCCGATTCGACGTTCTCGGGCCTAATCAACGCGGCGAACTCGGGTGCGGACGGGGCCTATAACGAAGTCTTTCGCGCTCAGATCGCGGGCAACCTCGGAACGGGCAACTGGCGGAATTCGATCGAGTCGTCATGCTCCTCGGCGGCAGCCAATTCGGGCTTACGGATCAAGCTCGCGACAAGCCAGACCACCCAGGCGGTCGTCGCCACGTTCAAGGGCGACCTCTCGACGACGCTGGCCGGCTCGCTTTCGGTGGGCGGTGGGGCGAGCCTGAGCAAGATCCTCCCGGCCTCGGCCCTCCTCGATTTCCCCTCGATCGCGGCAAGCGGCCAGCAGGAGCTCACCATCTCCGTCACCGGCGCGGCCGTCGGCGCGATGGTGGCGCTCGGCCCCCCTTCGGGACTGGAGGCGGGAGTGATCGTGACGGCCCGCGTCTCCGCCTCGGGCGTCGTGACGGTGCGCGCCGCCAATATCACCGGATCGCCGATCGACCCCGCATCGGCCACCTACAACGTCGTGGTCTTCAACCCGTGAGGCTGAAATGCCCGAAGTCAAAGTGATCGATCTTGCCCACGTCACCGTGGACGGCGTGGTCGCCGGCAGCGTGGTGGACGTGCTCGACAACTATCGCCCGATCGAGGGCATCAAGGATCTCCTGTT